CCACCATCGGAGTTCTTTCTTACAAGTAAGGCTTCGGTGCTGGTTACATCTATAACCTGAGTTCCTTCAAGAATCTCATCAAAACTAAGCGATCCACCACCGCTTACGGTTAAGTCACCAGTGATTGTAACATCGCCATCTAAGGTTCCACCATTGCCGAAATCTTCGACTATGGCTTTTAGCATTGAACTCTGCATTAGATTTCCACCGTTTTTACTGCACCAGTAGTAGTGCTGGTTGAGTTGTAATTGAAATAAACTGTATTCCCCAGGCCACGAGGTACTGTAAGGAATGTAAGTGTATTCTTTGGGATCAGTAGGTCATTTGCCGCTGTTACATCTGTTGCTGATGCAGCAAAATTAAAATAAATCTCCACCGCACTGTAAACCCCAAGAGTGGAGGTCATAGTTGCTAATGCCAGGTGAATCGAGTTCGCTACATCAGCACTTGATCCTGCTGTCCCTGGGGAATTAACTGTCCAATTCCCGCCAACTGTTGCGTTTAATGCTTCCTGTACTGATCTTTTGTGTAAGTCTGCCATGATTAACTCGATTTCCTATATACGATTGCAAAATCACCACTCGCTATCTGGACTGATGACCATTCACCATAAATAGTCTGACCAGCGAGTAATGTAACTGATGAGAGTGTATCCCATATATCGGTATCAACCGATGTTGCCGCTGTCACAACACAATCAACTGATAACGCTTGAATCGCAACGTAAGTATGGGAATTGACAGTAGCGTTTGTAACATAATCATAACCGCCACCGCCTAATCGGTTATTTGCTTCCTGGGAGGTATATCTGTGTAAGTTAGATGTTGCCATTGCTTCTCCTAATCTCTAAGGTGTTGGCGAACCATGAACGAGCCTATTGCAAAGAATTATTTTTTCTTCTTAGATGCCACTTTCTTCTTTGGTTCTGATTTTGGTTGTTTTTTTACTGAGGCTAATAAACTCTTACCCTTCACTACTTCATAGCCATCTTGCACCATTTTAGACGCTTTCTCAGGCATTGTAGTGTGTTCGTAATGATTGCCTTTCTTCAATACTATCATAAATCTTTCCTTTTTATAAAGGGCGGCAGAATTAACCACCGCCCAATATGATTCAACAAGGTTTAAGGATTAAGAAATTCAATGCCTTTAACATGATTCGAAGTAGTAATAACCGCTCCGTAGATCACGTCAGCCACGACCTTGGTTCCAAGATAACTAACATCATACTCGCTCTGTACACGAATATTCTGCTGGACTGCTACTGCAATCGCAGATTTATGTACCAGGTATCCTGCTTCAATTCCAGTACTTGTAGTAGTTGGAATGAGGGAAGATGTCATTACTGGGATTCCAAATAGTTCGCCTACCTGACCAGTACTCATTACCGGATTAACATTTCCAAAACCAACACCGGCACCTGAGTTATTAGTAACAAATGCCTTACTGTTTAAGAGATCCGCATAAATCAGTGGGTTCACAAAGAACGCACATTCGTCAGCCGGGATATCATTTGACATAAGTGTACCGAGTGCTGTTTCAACATCAGCATTTGACATTGAGTTATCAGCGGCAAGGGTTTGGGTTGTACCAATCGTCTGAAGAAGTGCTTCAATCTTAGTATCCACAGCCTTTGCCAGGGCATAAGCCATTGATTGAGCATACTTATCAAACAACTGTTCATTCGCCTGAACCATTGCGATATCTTCAAATAACTTTGCAGCATATTTGTGTTGGTCAATCGACAGGCTGATAGTGGTTTCCACATTAGCAGTGTAATCTACTGATGTGTTCGCAGATTTGTCTGCACTTGCAACTTCCTGGATTGTAGGAATATGAAGAGTATCTCCACGCCCTTGCACCAGGCTTGAATAATCATCGAAGAAAGGCTTTAATGTAAGGGCCTTCTCGAAGTAACGATAGACACCATCAGACCAGAGTTCTGGTACAAAAACGTCAACGTCAGAATTTTGGGTTACATCACCCGTAAATCCATAATAATTAGCCATTTATTGACTCCTTATTTCCGTAAAGCATAACCCTTCACAATATCGCCCCAGTTGGATTGCCTTTCATCCTTAGACATTTCTGTCCAATGTTTATTATTAGGATTCACGGCTCTTGCTGGAGTTCCGCTAGTAGGGGCCACGCTATTCGTAGTGTTTTGAAATAATTTTTTATGTAGCGATCGAAGTTGTCCCAGGGATAAACCCCCGAACTCTTCCTTTTCTTCATCGCTAAAATCAGAAAGAATTAATTCCCGTTGATCTGCTTCATCTTTCTTGAAAGCCTCTACAATAGGTTCCATCTCAGCTAGTTTTGCCGCACGTTCCTCGGCTAACTGTTGCCATTGATTCTGTTCTTCCATTTGCTTCTGTCTATCGACTTCAAGTTTTTTATTTAACCGATCAAGTTTATCTTCTGATTCTTGTGCCCTCTTCCTATACTTTTTACTTTCCTGTACCAACTGACCGTAATCGGGCTGATCTACGGTGTTGTCCTGGCTTTGAGTAGCCACCTCTGTCGATGATGCTTTTTCGACCAGGGGCTGTTCGACATAAGCCTCCGGTTCGGGTTTCACGCTCTGTGATTTGTTATCTTCAGACATCCTGTCCTCCAATTAAGTTAGGTAAATTTAATAATACTTTTATCTTTTTTAAAAATAGAGAAGTTCGTTCTTTTAATTTTTATCTATGAACCTATTATATGTCTATAAATGTTTCATTTAAAACATCATCGTCGTTTACAACAACCTCACCACCGCCAGATCTTGTCGGTATTATATCTTCCCCATAAGCCTCGTACTCGCTAAGGGTATCTACTCCGAATCTTTTTTGATAATTGATCCCCTGCTCTTTATTCATAAAAAAACTATTATACCCAGGTCTTGTTCCACCGACCCTATACAATTTGAATTTAGAATTTCTAAAACTTTCAAGGCTCTTAATAGTATATCCTTGATTTCTCAAGCCCATAACTAATTCAGCCTGCGTGTAATCCCTAACGTCCTTAAAATCCCAAAAGGTCATTGCGGCCCCATCTCTTCCCTCTATATCGACCCCGTGAGTCCATTTTTCCATGGAATAGTCAAAGCCACCTAAATGATTTGGTGTTTTTTTGAGATATCTCTCTAAATCTTCAGGCAGATCTTTTACATAATTTACGAAATAGTGAGCGTCGGCCCCCTTAATGCCATATTCTTCAGCCAGTCCGAGAAGCATGCTGTCTGGAGTATCACCAAATCCAGCAAAAGATTTCATATCATCCATCGCTTTTTTAGGACTTACATTCGCCTTTGATAATAAACCATTTAAATGTTCATCCTCTGTAATTGCTGACGTTTTCTTCTTATCCCTCAGTAATGGTTCATCAAAGTCTTCACCATCATAATCAACCGGGACTAATTTACATCTGCAACTACTTTGGCATATAGAAAAGCCAGAACGGGGTTCACCTATATTCCTGTGGTATTCCATTGTCCCTTCTTCACCGTGTCTTCTCTCACAATCTACACAAACGCTTTTATCTCCAACGGCAACCCACGCATATTTCTGAACCCCTGCCTCCTCAAATGTTCTATGTGAGGATTCATTAGCAGCCATGCCCATCCCGTTCTTAACTGTATTCTTGACCTGGTTTCTAAAATTACCAAACAACCTACCTCCGCTATTAAGGTCATTCATTAGAACACTTTTAATTGCACTATCTTCCATGCCGCTTGTTTTCATAGACATGATTAGTTCTTCCAGGGTTAGAGTAGTCTCTGCTGCCGCATTAGCCAGTTGATTTCCTATGGTTATTTCTAAGTCAGGCACTTTTCAATATCTTATCTATGCGATTCTCTATGATTTTCGTACATCTATTTTCTGCTTTTTTCGTAATGCCAAACCATTCACGCTTAGGAAGATTGCCACCTCCCTCTTGATGAAAGGCTCCAATTTCCTGGCTCGTTACATTTCCCCTTCTTTGCTTTTTCCCCGGATATAGAGTAACTGTTTGGTTGCCTTTATTGGCTTCTTCCATAACGAGGTTTCTCATCTTGCCGGTATTCACTAATATTTGATCAAACCCTTTTGCGATAATAGTAGATTCAGCCAGGTTCTTCATCGGGCCATTAACACCCATCCCCCTTTCCAATCTTGTAAAATGGTCTTGCTTGATTATATTACCAGCCTGGTTCAACTCCCTGGATAGATTGAGCTTGATATTACCCAGGTCAAAATCCATTTCAACTTTAACGTCGGCCCTCATAACTTTAACAATATCTTCTCAGCGAATTTCTTGCCTTCTTTACTTGCCTGTTCAATTTCATCCATGTGTTCCCTAAGAAAAGAGTCCCCCAATGTCAGTAAGTATCCTTCAGGGTCTTTTAATAATTCATCCAAGTCAATTACGTTAAGTATATTATCAGCGTTGTCCTTTATAACGCTTTCTAACTTATCTAACTCATCCAGGTAGTTATGCACTAATTGTGCCAAGTTTCCTCAATCCTTCAAATGCTGGTTTGGTGGGTTGGGTTGCTTCAGCTTCTATCTTAACCTCTTCTCTTACTTCGCCCAGCTTATTTTCTAATTCTTCGTCCGACATATCAGGGTTGAAATATAACAGAAGTTCTTTTTTGCTCATTATACCCTTACTTAATTTCCAATCAAGCCATGCTCTTTCTTCCTGGGGTGACATAGGGTAGGACACTTCACCAAAGTCCACTGCATAATCTTCTGACAAAGTCATTACATTATGAGTCTCAAGAATAGTTCTGTCTATCTCATATCTCTCATGCTCCCATTCCCTAAATAGAGATTCATCACTCTTACGTGCTTCCAGATTCTCAATTTCAAGGATTCGTAGAGCCTCTCCAGATGGGGCATTACCTCCCGATTCACCCCACCTGATTCTTAGCTGGTTGTTTTCTGCTGTCTGGTTCGCCATTGCCTTTACTGCTTCAATCATCTCATTTAAATTACCTCCAGGAGATTGATATGAGAATGTAGCACCCTCGGGCAGGATTAGGGCGTTGTCAACACCGCTTTTTAATTTACCTTGGCCTTCCTCTATTCCTGTAAATACTGGCTGGCCTAATCTAAATCTTGTACTAAGGGCTATTTCAGTCATAGCTATCCCAATATGTAATGCTGCCCTTACAACATCATAGGAGCCAGAAGTAAACATTACCCTACTGATTGGATTAATGCTATAAGGGTTAATCATGTCTTCATTCCCCATGACAGCGTACCTTTTTCCTTTTTCATCAAACTCAAAATGCATACCTGGAACTCCCTCTCTATCCTCACTCCAGAATACATACCGCTTATTAGTAGTATCTTGCTGTTCGAGTTCATAGGAATAGCCATAGGGCTCATATTCTCCATAGAAGTAATACTCTTTCACATTGGGTAGGACTTCATATTGTAGGCGTTCTTTTCTTTCGTTATAATAAGATTTCATCCAACAACATCCCAGGAGCCAGCTCAATTCAGCAAACTCCCTGGTACTGGAATTTAATCTGTAGGTAGAGTCATCATATTCTTCACTCACTTCTCCCGCTATCATTCTAATAGGATTGTCCTTGTATAACATCATCCGTGCCTTAGCAAAACGGGGAACACAAGATTGAGAAAAAGGTGGCACCTGGGTAAGACTCTCTGAAGCAAACCACTGTTGTAAGTGATTATCCATGTTCTGATTGTAGTAAAAATCCAGGGCTTCCATTAGTTGAGTATTCTCCCTTGCTACATATTGATTGTAAGCATCCCTAACACTTTTTAATACTACTTGTTCTGATAATTCTGGGATGACTACTCTGTTTACTGATCTTCCAAAGTTATACATTTTCTTTATACCTCTTGTATTGTTTAGCAGTCCTCCCCTGCTTGCTGAGTTCTAAATTCTTTTTCAATCGCTTACGCTTTCTATTCTTTGCTCTCTTATTAGGCATTACCACTTCATACTTTGACCAATCATCCTACGGATAGGCCATTTATGACTAATTGCATATGAGCAAGCATCCAGGGCGTGTGTTAATTCTATTTGTCCCTTGTCTAATCCCCCACGCTTGTCTCTTTGGCATTGTTCTAGGTCTTTAATAAGATAAATACAGGATGGATCTACTGTCATTCCTATCTTACCATTTGCGTCCCTTAATTTTCTATTCAGAGCGTTCAAGCGATCTATGTGGCTGGGGTGAGATGCTTTGGCCCTAATAAAAAACCCGTGGTCTCTTAGTATCTGGTGATCACTTCTTCTGCTGGTTGT